AATAGCCCTAGCCAGTGACCTACACCTAGAGTTTGGTGATATAGAACTTAAGAACACAGAAGGTGCTGATGTGCTGATTCTCGCCGGCGATATCTGTGTGATTGATCACTTTAGATACGGCAATCACTATGCTGAACGTTATTTTAATTTCTTTGAGCGAGTAAGCGAAGAGTTTCCGCATGTCATTTACATCTTAGGTAATCACGAATTCTATGATTACGATATTCCTAAAGCAGAAGAAAAGATTAAGTATTGTCTGAACCATTTACCTAATGTACACATTCTTTGTGATGAAACGTATACCCTAGATGGTTACACTTTCATTGGCGGAACACTGTGGACTGATTGTAACAATGAGGATCCACTGACTCTACACGCTGTTGAGCACATGATGCACGACTTCCGTTGCATTCATGATAGTAGCAAACCCGTAGACGGTACTAAGAAATTTTTACCCAAAGATGCCGCACAGCGCAATCATAAGTTCTTAGACTACATTGATGCTGTCATTGGTGGCGATGGCCGGTACGTAGTTGTTGGACATCACGGTGCTACACATCGTAGTATTGATGCCAAGTATGCTAATGCTGGGTTAATCAATCACGGCTTTGTAAATGACTTAGAAGATTACATAGCCTATCGTGAAAAAATCCTACTGTGGGTACACGGGCACACACATGATCCATTTGACTATGTAGTAGGCACTACTCGTGTTTGTGCTAATCCACGCGGCTATATCGGACATGAACCGCAGGCAGACGCATTTCAGCTAAAGTATATTGACCTATGAAAGCTATAGTACTCAAACATCGCGAGTGGGATAAGATTTTCGCGCAGATTAAAAGTGATTATGCCGACCGTCCTGCTACCTATTTATTACGTAGCCGTATGCGTGATGTCTTAGGTTTCACTTATCGCGAACACCAAGATTGGCAGTATAGATCAGAAGAAATTCCTGGCCGCGACTATGATTGGCGTGATGAACGCAGTCAAATACACGTTGACTTTTATAGTGAAAGTGCCCGCACCTATTTTATCATGAAATACATGAACAATGATTAGACTGCTATTACTGTCGTGCTTATTAGTAGGTTGTGCTACAGAACGGTTAGGTGTAGAGCACATACGAGATCGTGACTATAAAGTATCGGGTCATTTGGATAGAGACGAGTATGATGAGATCATACGCATAGTTCGGGCACATCCAAAAGAACAGATAAACTTTTATGCCAGCAGTGTTGGTGGCACCAGTCATGACCTATTTGACTGTATGGACGCACTGTATCAACACGGACAGGTACACTGGTATAGTTTAGATCAGTGCGACAGTGCCTGTGCTGTGTTAGCCTTAAGCACACATCATGCCAATGGTCACTATAGACTGCACAGTTTCTATCGTCACTATCACCATCACATAGAAGCCGCACCTAACTACAATGCCCTGGTGTTAGAACGATTAGGCACCTATGGATATGATACTGCCAAACTACATCACATGTTTCACAGTGTCGAAGAGTTGTGGAACATTACTCTAACCGACGGAGTCATAATTGAGTAAAGTACCCGCACATCAAGTCATACAAGAGCAGATAGACAGTGATATCTGGCAAGACGAGTATGAGTACCGTGAGGACTATTGGGATAGTGTTCACAGTGGAGAAATGTCGTGGTGGTGGTGGTATGCCGTAAGCACTCTTCGCAGTAAGGGTTGGAAATATGTTGTAATTAATCCCAATCACAAAAATGTAACTGTAATTAATTGGATTAAAGAGAATTATCCTAATTGCGAGTATAGAAATCAAGACGATCATTTTTTAATTGAACAAGCAGAAGTAGCAACTATGGTGGCATTAAAATGGGCTTAAAAGATGAGCATTAAGTTTAGCCTAGAAGATTTCTTAAAGGAAGATTTAGGTCGTCAGATACAAGATTCCATAGACGATAAAATGGGTTACACCTTTATGATGATGTATCGGAAAGAGCAAGGTTGGACCACAATCAAGTTAAGCAAATTCCAAGATAACGAACACGCTGTGGATATTACTGATTGGTTGTTTGATAATGATCTCAGAGATACTGTAGACTACTATCGTGAAGGGCGTGAGTTCGTGTTTGCCAGTGAGAAAATTGCTACAATGTTTGCTCTAAGGTGGGCGGGATGAGACCAACACCAGCAGAACGACAAGAATGCCATCAGGTACTTGTTGCTGAAGGTTGGCATCAGGTCAGAGTTTTTAAATCTAAATCTGTGCCAGTTAATGCTTTTTACGATATGTTAGTATGGTGTGATGATACACTGGGCTACGGTCGTGTGGAACCTAGCAAGTCAAACTGGTTAGATGGCGAAGATGTTTGGTACGCATTTACTTGGTTTGGCTATTACACCTTTTACTTTAAACATAATAAGGATGCTACAGCATTTACCCTGAGGTGGGCATGACTCCTTACGAATACTTACAAGATCTAACACGTACCGATCGCGGCCCTGAGCACGACGAACAGTGGATGACTGGCTGTCTACAGCGTCGTTGGCCTGGTGCTTACCGTGTAGAAAAGATCATTGATTATGAATGGCAATACATAGACTATAAGATCGTATTTGACAATGCCGCCGATGAAACTTGGTTTAGGTTAAAATATCTATGAGCATATTAGAAGGCGCCAACGGGCGTAAATTTATCTTATCAGGGCCTTTTGATGAGGAAATGCCCTATCACTATATAGTGATCTCTGATATTAGTTTCTGGAATAACAATGAGCCAGCAATATACGCCTGGATGGATGAGAACTTACCCAGAGGAAGGTTACATCAAACTGGTATGGTTATTGAACTAGACAACGAACTTGACGCTACAGCGTTCTTATTAAGATGGGCATAACAAAAGATGCTACGTTTTTCTCTTTGAAACAGTCCTAGATTTCTTTTTGTTATTAGTAGGTGTTTCTAGATGTTCTATATATTCTAAAACTTTGCTCAACAGTGTCTTTACTATTTTGTGTTTAGGGCCAAACACTCTAATATAATTTTGTAAATCAAGACTCTGATCTATGCTGTCAATATTGTTGGCACCTGTGTTTAATTTTAGTATTCTAGCTCTGGCCGCTATGTTTGCTGCATAAGCATCGATCTCGTCGGGATTTCCAAGATATTCTTGTTCATTTTTAACAGTTAAATCACGATGTTTGCTAACGTACTGTTCTTTGTGTATCTTATATCTGCGACTGCGATATTGTTTTTGATGCTGATATTCGTGTACTAAAGTTTCTGTTAGTTCTAAAATAAACCTATCGGCGATTTCTTTAGTTATGTGCCACGGAATAATTTTAGGATGATTAATGAACAAATTAATAATTATCTGTTTACGATGTTGCTGGTCCAAGTCGGGATCATATTCGGCTCCGATAGCGAAATCATCTATTTCTAAATTATCCACATTAGAAATTAATCTTACACGAAGCGAATGACGTTTATTTAGCTGACGTCTAAGTCGTTGAACAAACAGTCGAGGTTGTATGAGTTGATCAATCAAAGGAGTGATCCAGTTTAATAAATTGTTATACTCATAAACTGGATCTAAGTACATGTTATCTCTTAGGTAATAATGCCACCGGCTGTTACAGGTTCAATACCTGTGGTTGTTTTAATGTAATGATTTTTGATTTCATTAAGTGTTTTACTGTGTAGCATTACGTGTTGCTTAGATAAAATCATGGTTGTTTCCATGTCGCTGGTAAACAAACTTTGTAATAGACCAATACCTTGCTGACTAGGCATCACGGTGCAGGGTTTTGACACTACAAATGATTCTACTGAATCCTCTACTACCTTGGCAACTATTTCGTCACCATTGACTAATTTAAATGATACAACTGTATCTTTTTCATATGATTTAGATGTTAGCATTGATTTCCTCTATTCTTGAATTGATTTGCTCTCTAGTTAAAAAATTTACTTCCTTAAATCCTTCAAATGCAAGTACTCCATTGACGTAATACTGGGGCATAGAATAATGTGCCCTATCTCTACCCTGGTTTTTTAAAAATTCCAATGCCGCAGGGTCTGTTTCAACATTAACCAAATCATAAGCAATACCAAAATCTCTTAATTGAACTTTTGCAATTTCTGATCTAGCACCACGATCTACGTATAATGTTAAATTTGCCATGTTATACTCCTAATTTTTCTTGTAGGTCTTGGTCGGATAAACGAGCCAACCCCTGGTAACCACCTTCTACAAATAACTGCTGACCAATATATAATTGCGGAGCAGTTCTGTGCCCTTGTCCAATTAGCCACTCGCGTGCATCTTGATCTTGATCAATATTTACTACTTCAAAAGGTATGTTTTTTGTTGTTAGTAAATGTTTTGCTTTATCACAAAACGGGCAATTATTTTTTGAGTATACAGTTAGCATAGTAAATTATCCTTATTATAGTGCAGGTAGTTCATCGTAATCGATGGCGTCACTCATAACACCAATTACATAGTTAGTTGATTCGTTTTCTTGTAATGCTGTTTGTTTCTTGCTGGTATCGCTGTGCTTGTTGAACCATGGAATAGGTGTGGTCTTGGGTGCTGGATTCCAATACTTGATGCCTACTTCTTTGAGCGCACCTACTGCGGTATAGTCCACAAAGTCTTTTAAGATGTTAGCGTTAAGACCAATAACCGGACCTAGTTTAAACAAGTAGTCGGCCCAGGCTTTTTCTTCGCGGATAACATCTTCGTACATCTTAACGACTTCTGCTTCACATTCAGATTTAATTTCAGCAAAACGACTATCTTCTTTGACTACTTGATTAATCATCCAGGCGGTCCAGTCTTTGTGTAGAACCTCATCCTGTAAGATTAGACTAATAATGTTACCGTTGCCAATGAATATCTTATTCTCAACCATAGCCAAACTTGTGGCGAATGATACCATAAAGCGGAATGCTTCTAATCCATAACTAGCGTGTAGAGCTAACCATATGGCTTTGATGTAATCTTTTTCATCTACTTTGTGTCCTAGCTCACGCTTACAGTTGATTAAGTGTAGAGCATCATAGTAGTTGCCAATGGTTGACGCCATACTAACGATTTCTTCAGTGTCGTGAATAGTGTTAAACACTTCCTTGGGCACGTTATAGATGTTACGGATAATATGGCTGTAACTACGACTGTGAATATTAGTTTCAAAGAATGTCCAATTATACACCAAGGCTTCTAGCTCGGGTAGGCTTACCACTGGAGTGAATACCTGACTAGGACCACGACCTTGTAAACTGTCTAAGGCAGTTTGTCTTAGCAAATTGCTGGTAAAAATATGTCGTACTGTGTCACTGGCATCTTTAAAGTCTTGACTGTCCTTAGTCAAGCTGATTTCTTCTGGCACCCAAAAGAAGCCGCGAGCTGTTTGTTCAAACTTCACTAGTTTGTTATATTTGACTTCTTCAAATCGTTGGATAGTTACAGGACCTGCTGGGTCTAAGAACATCTTACGGTTAAGATAATCAGTGGCTTGTGTTAAATCGTATTGCGCTTTACTCATTGTTTGTCTCTAAAGTAATTTGTTTTTTTGTATCTAACTTGTAATACCCTGTTTTGAAGAATTCTTCTATGTCAGCCATTGCTTCATCTGAAGCACAACAAGTCCAAAAATTGTCAACTTTATCAAACTTTAATTTTATATGACGATCATTCTCTAGCGGTATTACTAGTTTTTTATTCAGTGTGTTTATATCCATTCTATGTTTCCCTCATCAAACTTATAATTTACAGCTCTCGCAATCCTCTTCTGATGATACTTCTTCCACAAACACTTCAGTTTTTGGTTCATCCGCGGCTTTAGCACCTTGTTTATTAACTAGGCTGTAATAGAATGTCTTAATTCCCCATGCATGAGCCTGCATTAAGTTCTTAGCAATCAGTGTAGTTGGTACTTTACGATCTGGGAAATGTGCCGGGTTGTAGAACGTATTAGTACTAATACTTTGATCCACATAGGCCGCTAAAACTGCTGCTGTTTTTAAGTAGCCAATACAGTCAGTCTGTTCCCACATAAGTTGATAACGATTTTTTAACTTATTGTACTCCGGAACAACTTGAATAAACGAACCTGCTTTAGATTCCTTGACAGTAATCAAACTCATTGGCATTTCAATACCATTGGTTGAGTTAATTACAACACTAGAACTTTCAACAGGAGCGATTGCCATTAAGGTAGCGTTACGCACACCGTAGCTGCGCATGTCGCTGCGCAGTTGTTCCCAGTCTAGTTCACGTGTGGGCGTAAAATCAGCAAGTTTATTTACTTCTTGAGCACGACGTTCCCAGGGAAAATGTCCTTGTCCGTAGCGTGTGTGTTCGCTGTGCTTACATGCTCCACGTTCTTTGGCCAGTTCAACGGTAGCTTCAGTTAGGTAAAATGCCTGATGTTCCATCCAAGTTTTAACTTCTTGTAAGGCATCAGATTCTCCATATCGGAGATTCTTTTTAGCATGCCAATAGGCTAAGTTAGTAATACCAATACCCAGTGGTTGTATTTCATCATTGCTCAGTTTACTTTGAATACTTAGAAAATCTTGGTAATCAAGGATATTACATAGACTACGCTGTAGGATACGACAAGCGCGGCGCATGTCCTCAGGATTACGGAACGCACCCCAGTTAATGGAGCCGAGAGTACATAGTGCAATACGCCCAT